GCCAGCAACTACGCAGAGATCTACGCCCGACGCATCGGGCGGACTGCACACTTTCACCAAATGTCGCGCACGGACCAAAGGCGCGGCCGACAAGGTGATCGCAATTTCTACTGGGCTAAGGACACTAGCGCAGCGGCGATTGATGAGGCACATGGAGACCACAACCTCATTGTGATGATCGACGTGGATTACTACGTTGACATGGGCAAGTTTCTAGCCGAGAAACCACGCCAAGTACTCATGTATACAATCATCCCGGAGAAGGCCGCTTCCCCGGGCACTGATAATGCATGTTTCACTTTCAACGAAGAAAACCAGATCGTGTGGAACCTGGAGGGAGGAGGGGCTTACACCCATCAGATTTGGGACTGGTCAGCGGACACGCTAAAGATCAGCTCCAAAGACAGCAGGAACTATTTTGCCGAACCCGGCATGAGACGTCCTGGTGTTTTCAGCGGGAATCTGACGGCCACGTATCGCGTGGACCGCAAAAGGGTTTGCGAGCATAAGCAACTCGTCCTCCTCACTCCAATTGGGCTGTGGAGGGACCACTGGGCACGACGCCTACCGATGGTCCCAAGCGGGGCGGCTAAGCTAGCCGACAAGATCCTGGAAGGTGCTGAGCTCAAACGCTTTGAGCCAGTAACCAATGGGTTCATCCGCATCCACACCGTTCGGGAAGGTCAGATGTACGTTAGCACGGCACGCGCCGGAGACTATACGCAAGTCAACCTTTCCGTTGGTGATGACGAAGAGCTGTCAAAGAGGGCAATGCTTACGAAGCAACCTCTTGCGATGACCATAGCGAAGAACATTACGGACCTCGACGCTGTGGCAGTAGCGGTTTTGTACCACCGCAGCCAGCCAACAACATCCAAGCGAACGACACTGGTGAGTATCGCGGAGGATGAACCTCAATTGTTCACATACCAACAAGTGAAGAATTACGACGGCGAGGCAAAGCCGATGATGACCCCATTCATGAAACCCTTTCTGGAGGGCACGTACGTTCCTGACAGTACGCGAAGCAACATGGAGAGGGCAATTGAGGAGAGACTTACGAAAATCAAATCCAACCCTGGAGATGACACATTCGTGAGAAGAGCGATTGGGATGTTCTGCGAGCAGATGCTAGCCATTACTGGCACTCTGCGACCCGTGGACCTGGAGACAGTGGCCGACCAGCTGTCAAAACCCATTCAAAAGACCCAATTTGAACAGGCTGGGCACCTCAACACGGAGTTCCGAGGTAAGCCCCAACAGTGCTTCTTGAAGAAGGAATCGTATGCTAGCCCTAAGGACCCTAGGATCATTACGACTCCCAATGTCAAGC